CTCCATGAGTGAAGCAAGCTGGGAATCACGCGCCACTGAGACAGCCAAGATTGCAGCCATCGAAAACTCCACGGCGATGGTGAAGTAAGCGGGCCAGTTGGCTTCTGTCGCATGGAAGATGTAGTCAGCAATCACGGTGTCAGTAGCTGCTGCATTGCAGAAAGCTTTGTCACCATAGATGTCATACTCAATTGGCATATCATTTACTGTGATTGCATTGAGCATCAGCATGGTTGCTGGAAGCTGATAAGACGCATCGAATCTGCCAGTGGGAGCAGAAGCATTGCGCGTCAGAACGGATTGATTGGTGGCAAACCGCCACCGAGTATTGGTCAGACATGCCCGCGCAACATCATCATACATTGCTTCGCAGACATCAGCCTCGACAGTCCCATCTTCAAAGGAGGCAATGGATTGACCACCCATCAGGATGGAGGCGCGGGAGCAGACTTTGATTGCTGTGTTTGCTGGCATGTAGGGTTAGGGGGGCCGAAGCCCCCCTCTCCTTTCTTAGTCGGAGTCGGTGGAAGTGATCGCCACACCGTCAACCACATCAACGGTCGAGCCGTTGTTGGCGTTGACATACATGTGGCTCACAGCAACCGAGCCGCCAACCGAAGTGACCGCGATGATAACGTCATAGACGTTCAGCATGTTGGCCGCAGAGTTGAAGTAGCCAGCGGTATTCACGTCGCCAACCGCATCAGCAGTCGAGTAGTGCCACAGCGACACACCCGAAGCGCCAGCCAAGCGGGTCAGAGAAGCAGGGGTAAATGCCATTTCTGGTTCTCCTTAGTTGTTGTCGAGGAGTTCGTAGATGCCATTCGCGTCAATAGCGACGGCACCCATCGACATCATCGATGTTGCAAGGTGCGAGACCTTTTCGGCAACGTAGTTGATTTCCGTCTGCACATCAGCGTTGATGCCGAGGCCGACAGCGGTGGTGTGGTAGGCAAAGTTCTTGCCAGCCGTGACCGCCGAGGTCGAGAAAATCTTGAAGCCGAGGAATTCCTTCATGGTCATGCCACCAGCAAACGGCAGGTTCTGCGGGCCAACATAATCCGAGCTAGCAAACTCAGTGATGTTGAACAGGTCCGCAAAGCCCTTCGGGTGCATAGCGATATAACGCTGACCATCTTCTGGAATGTCTGCCGAACCAAACAGTTCGAACAGGGTGAGCATATCAGCCTTGTCAACAGCAGCGCCACTCGAGTTGACTTGGGTGGCGTTTGCACCAGCATCCATAGCGGTAATCAGGATTTCGTCCGTCTTACGGCCAAGGGCAGCAGCAGCCGACTGGGCCACAGCTTGACGCTCGTTGATGTTGATCTTCAGCTCATCCAGCTTGTCGATGTATTCGGCGGCATAGTAGTCACCCACCGTTGCTTCGACATAGGTGTGCGCCAGCTCCATCGGAGCGACGTTACCATTGCGGGATTTGGTCGATGCAGAACCAGCGCCGATCTTCTGGAATCGTACAGAAGAACCAGTGACGTTGGTCGTGCGAACAGTATTACGCAGCTTGGAACCCATGCGCTGATACGCCATGTGAACTTCGGTTTCAAACTGCTTGATGAAGGCTTGGTCGATAGTGTTAGCCATTTTCAAGGTCCATGTTGAGGTTGAGGTCTGACGGGTATCCGCCTTCTCACTTCAACGAGGGTGTCCTTGCGGGCCTCTCAGTGCAGCACGGGCCGTAATGTTGTAGTCTGAACAGACTTTTGCTCAGGACTGCAACGCACAAAACGGATGACCATTTGTCCGCCTTCTGCTTCTATAACTCCTTCTGGCAAAAAGCCAAGATGAACTAACCACTGATGGATCATTTCATTCTCTGTCCAGACATCCGCCATGATCCTTGGGTGCATGAGATGATAGAACTGAATGAGCTTTTGCGATGCGCGGGCAAAACTAATCCAATGTTTGCGAAGGTCTTTGGAGAATAGCGCCCACATCTGCGCGTGACATGTTGTCATAATAAGGCCAGTCACGGCCAAAGGCTGTCCATCCTTCTCTACAGTAAAGACCATTGGCCTTTCCAAACATGACCTTAGAGATTCAATGGGCGATCCGGCATAAAGAACCTCAAACTCCCGGACATTCTCCGGGCTAAGATTGCTTGCAAAGGGAAGAATGTGGCGCTCTTCAAACGCCACAAGCTTTAATCCACGCTCTTCGAGGAAGGGCTTAGCCATAGATTTTCTTGAACCCGGCATCGACCTTCTTGATGAAGTCATTGTCACGCTTTGCCGCATTCCAATAACGCTCATCCTTCATCATTTCGCGGAGGTCAGCTTCAGACATTCCGCTTGCTGGGTTTGCTGCTTGAGTAAAGCTACCATCCTTCATGGCTTCCATCATAACCTCAAGGGCGATGATGCCTTCCGCACTTTCGCAAAGGCGCTCAATGGCAGGCAGGGTTTCCTTTGGGAAAAACTTTGTCGCAAACATTGAGGCTGCTTCAATGCGTTGGTTTGCATTGTCACCAAGCTTGCCACGCTCTGCCTCCAAGTCAGGCGGGGCGGGCATAGACTTCATATAAATTTCAATGCCCTTCTCAAACTCAGCTTGAGAGTAGCCATTCTCAAAGGCTTGGTCTGCCCACCACTGTAGAAGATCGCTGTTCACAGCCTCTTCTTCATTTACAAAGTCTGGAAGACTATACTCACCAGCAGATGGCGGGCGATCCTTGTAAGCTTCAGCTTGAAGCTCTTCCATAAGCTTCTTCCGCATATCTTCTTCGCGGGAGCCAAGCTTGACCTCAAGCTCTTTGTAAGCCTTGGCCAAATCCTCAGGCGACTTGTATTTCTCTGGAAGCCATTCAGGGCGCTGAGAAGAATCAGTTTGCTGCGGTGCAGCTTGAGTTACCGAGTCAGTGATCTGGTCGTTCACAGTCTCCGGCGCTGGCGTTCCTGACAAAAGGGATTCGCTCATTGTTTGCTCCTATGTGCATGGTCGATACGACGCTCAATTAGGCCAACAAGATAACGCTGACCCTCCAAGTGTCGCAGTTCTTCGGTCGTGATATTCGGACCACTGACCATTTCGATGGTGATAGAACGAAGATAGCGAAGGACTTCCTTGCCCGCTGGGGACGAGAAGACCTCCGCTACATTCTGGCTGATCTGTCTGTCAGCATCGACAGCTCTTACGCTGCCATCTATTCCGATATTAACCCTGTTGGATTGGTTGGCCACCCTGCATCCCTGACTGTTGCTGCGCCAACTGCTGCGCCATTGCAGCTATTTGTTTACGCTGGTCTTCGTCACGGATCAAGCTCTCTGGCACACCAAACTTCTTGGCAAGATGAACAGCCGTCTTTTCGCCATCGATAAGAAGCTGAAGCATTTCAGGACCAAAGGTGCCGCCAATGAGTTGCAGATAGCGGGCAACACTTGAGATGTCCTGATTAGCCTGAGCTTGAGCAAGCGGGGAAACGGAGCGAACCTTAACTTCGCGCCCATTAATAACTGGGACTTGGATGCGGCCTTGCTTCTTCAGAATATAGATCACACGCTGAAGAACGGGCTGCACAAGCTCAGCCTGCAAGCGGCCAAAGGCAGAGCCAATACGACGCGAAAGGTCGGCCATGCGTTCAGCTACTTCGGTTGCCGTTGCCGGAGTTTTGTCTGGGTTGCCGAGCATATCATTGTAGAGTGCGCGCTTAATGTTCAAGCGCATGTCACTCAAGATAAGCTGGGCTACGTCAAAGCGACCAGCCGCATTGATTGGCTGCAAACCTTGGCTTCCCATAGCTTTCGGGATGATCGTTCCGGGAACCAGACGGATGGTATCAGGATTGATTACTCCATCGTCTTCCATCTGATAGATGCCGCTAATCGACATCTGTGCGTTCTCAAGGATCAACTCAATGGTCAGGTTGGTGGTTTTGATAGCGGACAGCGCATTAAGGAGCGGGCCACGACCGTAGACTTCACCAGCGCACTTAGACCAACGGAAGCAAACAAATGGGTTAGAGCCAACGCCCTTCATCTGCTTCTTGTGCAGAACAGTTTCCGTCTCCATGCAGATTGCATAGTGATAGTAACCTTCTTCGTTGCGAAGATCGTAGTCACGGCACACCACTTCGAGAACAGTGGTAGTATCATCGCCGTCCATCTTGCGCTCGACCTTCTGATCGAACGTCCCCTTGGGATAGAGAATTTTCAAATCAGCGTATCGAACCTTCTTCCGCTCACGGAATACATGGTCAATCCGATCATCGGGACCAGTATCTAAAACAATGTGCGGCAATGGAACCGCTGAGAAAATAACAGGGGTAACTGAATCACCCTCTTCCACAGCAAGGACACCAGTGCCAACAGCCAAATCCATAAACGATTCATGGACTTCCTGATTGAAGTTAGAGCTTTGAAGGATTTCAAAGACATAATCAGTAACTTCATCAAGGTCATTGTCCACGGAGTCGCGCTGTTCAGGCGGAACCTCTGAGCCAGAAACAAGATCAGCCCAACGTGCGAAGTTCGGAACAAGTCCGCTTTGCAGTCGGCTTGCAAACTCCTGCACACCGACAACGGCAGTCTCGTCAAAGATTCTGTCGTCGCGGCGCTGGCCTGCTTCTTCGTAGTAGAAGGACTCACGTTGAGGCAGTGCATACTCGTAGCACTCCTCAAACAAGGGAACCCAGTTCTCCCGAAAAGCCTTGGCCTTCCGGTAGCGCTCCAGATACTTTTTGGCCAAGGGGTCTTTCATTTACTGGAACCTTCCCAAGAAGCCAGCACCGCTGGATGAGAAGAGGGAGCGACGACCAGCGCCACCGCTCATGCCCCTGCGAATAGTGCGGGCAGAGATAGCATCCTGAATATCTTCAGCTTTCACACTTGCGCGGCGTTCAGCTTCAGCGCGTTGAGCCTCATCGGCAGCAGCCTGAGCTTCGTCCGCAGCCTTCTGTTGATCCTCTTGAGCCTTTTGCGCGGCATCTTTTTCCGCCTTACTTGGTCCAAAGCACATGGTTGCCTCCTATGTTTCCCTTGGAAAAGCACAGATGCGTGGTTGCATCAATGCACAAACTACATTCTAGCCCACAGTCCCTGCCTACGCTTGGGCTTATCTTGCCGTGCAAAAACATCAAAGTCACGCTTGGCAACAGTAACTTGCGCTGGCTTCTGGCTATTCATCAAGGCTCGTCCCTCGCCTGCGCCGAGAAGAAGATACTGCAAGGCATCATGAACGTGGCTGAACATGTTCTTCTCTGGCTTGTCGGAATACCGCTCTCCAGAAACTTCCATGCGCTTATACGAATAGCCGCCTTCAAAGCCCTTGATTAGCGTGGAGCAGCGCCGATCCAATAGAAACGCAGGCTTGCC